TATCCCAAGCACCACAGCAATTGAAGTATTTGGAGACATGACCTATTCTGGTTCTCCACAAGCTGGGCTGATCGATGAGCCTGAGTTGACCAGCTCACTAGAGCTATTAAAGCTTGATGATAAAGTTTATCGTAGCCCAGGCATCAGCACTCACTCTACTAAACGAACTCTTTACGAGTAATATTTTCTTTTTGCTTCAAGTAGTATACAATACATTATATTATAAAATAACAGAAAGTTTTCAAGATGGCAATCAAGAAGCTATGGTTCGAAGAATATCGTCCAAAAACATTAGATGGTTATGTTTTCCAAAATGATCAACAAAAGCGTCAGATTTTAAAGATCATTGAGAGTGGTGAGATCCCACATCTTTTACTGACAGGTTCTGCTGGATCTGGAAAAACAAGTTTAGCAAAGATCTTAATCAATGAGCTTAAAGTTGATGAAGCTGATGTTTTGGACATCAATGCATCAGATAAAACAGGTATAGATTATCTTCGTGATACTATTCTTGGGTTTGCTGGTACATATCCTATTGGTAAATTTAAAGTGGTGCACCTCTCAGAATTTGATTACATGTCACAAGCTGGTCAAGGTATGCTGCGTGTTGTGCTTGAAGAAAACGCTGACACTTGCCGATTTCTTTGCACCTGCAATTATGAGCATAAGATCATCCCAGCGATTAAATCAAGAATGCAGCATATTCACTTTAAGTCTCCAAATAAAGATGATGTTTTAATGCGGATGTTTGAGATCTTGAGTGGAGAAGGTGTAGATTTTGATCCTGAGATTGTTCAAAAGTATGTCGATCAAGCATTTCCAGATATGCGTAAGATGATCAATAACATGCAGTTAAACACTTCAAGTGGTAAACTTGGAGACCCAGTTATTGATGCGGATGGCGGAGATTATCAGTTTAAATTATTAGACTTAATTATAGTTGGAAATTTAAGAGAGATCCGTAAGTTAGTCACGGAACAGTGCACCTCTGAACAGTTGTCAGAAGTTTATGAATTTCTCTATAAAAATATTGGTAAGCACCCAAAGTATGCTGCAGATCGTAATGCTTATGAAAGTGCTCTTTGTGTTTTACTTGATGGTGTCTATAAGCATGGGTTGGTAGCGATCCCACACTTAAACTTTGAAGCAACAATGATCAAGCTAAACAACGCAATAGGAGATTAAAATGAAATACGGTGAACCTCATGTAGATGGACACATTTTGATCTGTAGAGATGGTACGATCAAATGGCTTACATTACTGGAGAGAATATTGCTCATCTTAGGAATTAAAAATGCTAAGAGCTTGGATAAAACTAAGAAGATAAATTAATGAATAATATACCAAGATTATTTGTGCATGAAGAGTTTGTTGATGATGATGATGGTGAGTCTCTTGGTTGGGTGTTATCAAGTGGACATCATCCGAGAGATGTTGAAGTGGTATTAAAAACTTCATCAGAGCCTGATAAAAGATTAACAACTATTCATTCATTAAATTAACATGTCAGCTACTAAAGAACACGCTCTTGATATTTTTAAAGTTCTTGGAGAACTTGACCGTAAGAATTATAATCTTTGGGATAAGTTAACACCTGAAGAACAAAAAGGATTTTCACCATTAATTGCAATGCGCTGGATGGCTGGAACGACAGATCAGCGTCAGTTGGTATTCTTAAATGAGATAGTTAATATGACAGTCTTCAACATTGGAGCTCATAAAGAACTGTTGATGAAACTATTAGCTGTTTGCTCTTCAGGAGAAACTAAAAGATATTCTTGGATTAATTTCAAGGTTGGTGGAGCTAAGAAAAGTAAGAGATCTGTTGAGCTTATATCTGAGCACTATGGAATGTCTCTTAAAGATGCTGAAGATACATTAAGATTATTCTCACCTGAAGAGCTAATGTTTCTTGGAGAGGCAGCAGGACTTCAGAAAGAAGAATTAAAACTATTAAAGAAAGAGGTTGGAGCATGACACAAGATCACACACAAGAAGCAGGTTATAAAGAATTTATTGCGAGCTTACACGATGTCAATTTACCAGGTACCAGAGTATATCATTTTGAAGATGGGCAGTCTTTCACGGATAATCCTTTTCAAGATCCTTCAGTAAAAACTATCATTCAATATAGAACTACAAGATGGAATGATGATTATCTGACTTGCACGATTCATCTTTTTAAGCGTCAATCAGGGGTTCCTAAAATAAGAGAAATAACAGATAGTAATACTTTTAAAAATATTAAAAAAGAAACAGCTATTTGGGATGTAACACGTTATTGGGATGCCTATATCTCATCTTGGGAAACTATTCAACCTACTAAAATATTGATAGATATAAATAAAGCCAAGCCTATCAGCAAATTTGCTGATCATGGTAAATTTCTCTCTCAATAAGGATAATTAAACATGTCACAAGATTATAAGCAAGACAAAGGTTGGATAGATTTTAATGACAGCTTACCAGATGTTTTATCTCCAAATGTGAGAGTTTTTCATCTTAATGAAGGAGTTGCTTATCCTGATGACTCATTTTTTGATCCATTAATAGATGTTGTTATTCGTTATAATGATGATAGTGGATCAATTTTGTTATTGCAGCTATTAGATAAACATTCTGTTATTCGAGAAGTTATAGATCCACGAAATTTCAATGTTGTTAAAGTTGAAACATTTATGTGGAGTATTGAATTTTATTATAAAGATAATACAAGGTATGATACTATTGCTATCCCAACCATGTCATGGGAAGACATTGATAAGATAAATGATCCTATTGCAGCCAAGAAAAAACGTCACTATGCTTATGATATGTCAAAGGGCTTTAAATAATCAAGATGAAAGAGCTGCTCTACTCTTGTAAGTATTGCTCCAAGAAGTTTCTCAATGAGCGAACTTTCATGAAGCACTCTTGCACTCCAATGCTCCGCTCTCGTGAGATCCAGACCATCATCGGCCAACAGGCATATAAGATGTATTGTTTATGGTTGGAGAATCAGCGCAGAAAAGCTCCATCACCTGAAGTTTTCATGACATCATCTTATTATTCTTCATTTGTAAACTTTGCCAACTGGACACATGATACTGGTATCCCAGATCCTCAACGCTACATTGAGCTGATGATTGAGGCTAAGATCTCTCCAGCATTGTGGCGCCGCTCTGAAGCTTATCAGATCTTTCTTGAGTATATTGACAAGCGAGCTGACCCACTTGATCAAGCTTATAAGACCTGTGAAACTCTTGTGATGATGGCGGAAGGGCTTGAGGTAGAGATCAATCAAGTATTTTCAAGGTTTACAAGTGGTGAGATCTCTCAACTGATATTCCAGCGACAATTATCACCTTGGTTTCTTTTTTGCTCCAAGAGCTTTAAAACTTGGATTGAAAAGCTTCATCCTGCAGAGCGTATCGACTTGATGAAAAATATTGGAGTTTCATATTGGTCAGATAAACTCGAGAAGTCTCCAGAGATCGTTAAGCAAGTAAAATCAATGGCTGAAGAGCTTGGACTTTAGTCACTTCCTGATAACCCTTTAAATCTTCATTAATATTGAACAATCTAACAGGATCTTGAGCGTCAGGCTTAGGATCCTTTACATTTTCTGCGTAAAAACTTCATAAATTTATGTACATTTAGTGAGTAATGTAATATAATTACTTATCTTCAATCAATAAGGAATTTTTAACATGAAATATCAATCAACAATTAAAGCGTATTCAACTATTCGTCAAGTTCGCCACTGGAGAGTTCAGCCTATCAGTGCTGTCTTAGCTGACCTGCAAAAAAATCGCTTGAAAAAATCTTAAGGAGAATATCATGCATTTATTGCGGATAGACTTTATGGATCGGATATTAAGGAGATAGACATGAGCAACCCTAAAACAAAGATTGATGGTTATTTGGTTGAGATTGTTAACGATCATTGTTATGTTTCAAAAGATAATCACTCTACCTCGTTAAAAAATCTGTTAAAGCCAAGCTTTTTTGTGAAAAATCCTATAGCATTATCAGTGAAATCAAGATCAACGATAGATAAGATTAAAGAGTGGGCTAAGATCTATGGATGCTAAGCCGATAACATTTTGGGATTTTCTTAAAAATCTCAACACTGTTTGTAAATTTCAAACACGTGAAGGTAAGCGTGTAGGAGCTGTTTCAAACAGTGAATTAAAACGTTGGTGTCAGAATAAAGCTCTTGTTATCAATGGAGAGCCTGTAGCGTTTGATGAGTTGGTAGATTTTCCAATATTTTCAGTAGTGTTATTCCCTAAAAACAAGATCACTTTGCTTTAAAGGAGCTTTTATGAAACCAAAGATTAAATTTGAAAATGGATTGTGGCTTTGTGGTGGCTTTCCAGTTGGTCCATGGTATGTTGATTGGTTTGCTGGTGCAACACCAGCTCATGCTTATAAGCATTGGGAGAGAAATAAATGAAAGAATTTACAGTGCAAGAAATAGCTTTGCTAAGCCTTATTGATTTTGGAATTGAAGAATATGATCAAGTTAATGATGAG